CCGTTGTGTCTGGTTTGTGTCCAGTAGCCAAATCTGTCGTATGAGCCGACTGGTAGGTTGTTGATCGATGTGGTGAATACGGTCAGTGAGTCGTTGCCGTTGTAGTTGACTGTTGCGCTTGTGCCTTCTCGTGGGTTTTTCCCTGGTCGTGTCCAGTGTTTTACGATACCGTCGGCGTGGTGTGGTGTCCAGCCGTCGTTCGACAGCAGGGTGTCCCATTCGGTGGATCGGTTGAACCGTGTGCCTGCCCGTTCGTCGTAGGCTGATGTGGTGGCAGCAGTGGTTACGGTGGTGGTGGTTTCGTGTGGTGTTGGTGTGAGCATGTCGATCAGCCAGTCGGGTGCGGTTGCCATTTCGATTTCGCCGATTGCGTGGTCTTTCACCCATTCGTAGGCGTTGCCGTTGGGGTGTATGGTTGGGGCGACGACGATTTGTGCGTTGATGGCTCTGACGTCGACACCTGCACCTAACATCCTGCCTGCGCCGTTGCCGATTTCTGGGTGGTGATCTGCCAGTCGGTAGAGCCTGTGGTGTCCACCTGAACCTGTCCGTGCAGATATGGTGTCGGGTAGTGTGCTGTTGCGTTGTTCGAGCAGGGTTATGGTGTTTGTGCCGCTGGCTTCGGGGTTGTGTTCGTCGATGTCGAGCACGAAGAACCGTGTGCCGTTGTCGAGTGCACCTGTGACGATGCCGATGCCGTAGTTGTGGAAGTTGCCTTCCCACCAGGCGCGGATTGTCCCTGTTTGTGTGGTGGCGACGTCTTGCCATGCGCCCATTGGTGGGCGTTTTTCTTTCGGTTTGATCGGTATGACACGGTAGCCGTGTGCGGCGTAGTGCAATGCCCATTCTAGGGTGATGTCGTTGGTGCTCATATTGTGAATAATGTCCTTCCGTCTTTAATGCGGTCAAGTGCTATTTGTGCATAGGTGCTGTTTAGTTCGCATCCGATCCAATTGCGGTTTAGTTGCTGCGCAACCAGCCCTGTTGTGCCTGCGCCGAAGAACGGGTCGAGAACAGTGCCACCTACTGGTGAACCTGCCAAGATACATGGGGTGATCAGATCGGGTGGGAATGTTGCAAAATGTGCACCTTGATACGGTTTGACTGGTATTGTCCACACATCACGCTTGTTGCGTGTTTCATATGATTTTGACAATCCTGAATGCGGTGGTAGTCCTGTGCCTTCATTATGGTATTTGTTGTTGGTTCGAACGCGAGTTCCCCAATCTTTTTTAACTGGTTCTTTGATTGCGTCACTGTCGAAGTAGTATTGACGTGATTTGCTCAGTAAGAAAATGTATTCGTGTGCTTTGGTGCATCGATCTGTCACTGATTCGGGCATCGGGTTTGGTTTGTGCCAAATTATGTCTTGTCGTAGATACCAGCCGTCAGCCTGTAGCGCGAACGCTACCCGCCAGGGGATGCCGACCAGGTCTTTTGTTTTTAGACCTTCACCTGTGCGTTCAAAGATCCCTTCTCTAGGGTTGCCGTAGCCTGCTCTACCGTTGTTTGACGCTCGTGAGTTGTTACCTGCGTAACTGTCACCCAGATTGAGCCACAAAGTACCGTTGTTTTTCAACACCCGTCGCACTTCACCAAAAACCGATACCAATTCTGCGACGTATTGTTCAGGTGATTGTTCTAAGCCGATTTGCCCTGATTCGCCGTAGTCACGCAAACCCCAATAGGGCGGGCTGGTCACGCAGCAGTCAACTGTGCCATCACCAATTGTTTTCAATGTATCTCGAACATCACCTACTAGAAGCCTGCTGTCAGGTTGTTCTTGTCCTGTTTCGTTCATTTTCTGTCCTTGTCCATTGTTCGAGTGTTGTTACTGCTAGCCAGCCGTGTTTACGGTGTTTAATGAACAGCACACCGTCAGGGGCGTTTTTGTTGATCTGCTGTTGTTGCATCTGTGTGATACCTGTTGTGATTGCCGCTGTGATGTTTTGCCAGTGTTTGACTTGGGTGGCGCAGTTGGGCAAGCCGTCGAGATCGCCGATGTCGTCTTGTCGACCTGCGCCCAACATACGGCGTATCGGTGTGCCTAGCAGTTGGGTGAGTAGCGCGGCTAGATCTCGTTCGGCTTTGTCGCCTTTGCGCTTGTTTGGGTTCGGCACGGTAGCCAAGTCTACCACGTATGTTCATCGGCTGTAACCTGTGGTGTTTTGTCGACGTGCGATTTCCAGTTTGATTTTAGCGACCATGTCGAACAGTTGTTGTTCGACGTCACGTGCGCTGACCCGTTCTAACAGGTGCACGATTGTGATCAGGTCTTGTGTGGTTAAGATCATATGGCTATGTTGGTGATCAACACACGTCGCCGTGTGGGGAAACCCATTGTGTTTTGTGATATGTGCCGTCGTCGAGCACTCCTTCGATGTCTGTCGAATTGTCAGCCCAATAGATGTAACCTGTAACTGTCATTTGACGATACATGTGGTTGTTGTTAAAGTATTTCCAGGTGTAATCACCCATCACATCTTGATATTTGGTTTTACCGTTTACAATTTTATGTGGTAGGTTCGGGTCGTATGAACTGATCAGAACTTGTATCATGTCACCTTTTTGTGGGATTGTTTGTTTTTTCATTTTGGTTGTCCTTTGGTTGTTGTTATTCATTTGTTGATGGGTAGTAACTGGTGTTTTTGGCTTTACATTTCGGGCAGTCTGCTTCAACGTCGTGGTCGCCACGTGCGTCTACGGTCATGTCGTGTTCTGTCCATTCGTGTTTACACATACCGCAGTTGAAGTCGATGTCACGTTCGATTTCGTGCCAGCCTGGTAGGTCGCTCTGTGAACAGCCTGGTGGCAGATTGAAATTTGACATCACTGGTCGCTCGTTTTGCTGTCCATTTGGTGTCCTTTGGTTATCATATTAGATTTCGGCTGTCGTCGACCAGGTTCACAACATCTCTGCCAGTCGTTTAAACTTGATGATACGCACGTGGTGGTAGACAGTTGCAGTTGAGATACCTAGATCAATTGATGTTGCTTTCACAGGGTCGAGCCGACCTGCTTCACGATGACGTGTGTAACATTCGAATGTTGCGATTTCTCGTGTGCGATCTTGTTTTTTCGATGATGATGCGATTTCTCGCCTGGCGCGTGGTGACAGCCCACCCCAAATACCGTATTCGATGTTGTTGACGATTGCGTAACGTGCACATTCGTCTTGCACAGGACATCGATTACATGTGGACACTGCACGTGCAGCACCAACATCGGACATCATCGCTGGGAAGAAGTCCAATGTTGGTGCGTTGCGACATGACGCATACCGCATCCATGATGATTTAGAGTCGATCAACGCTGGATAGTCGATCGACATTAGATCAGTTCGTCAGCCTGCAACGGTTTGTTTTGCACCACTGTAACTTCGAAGTGTTTCAATGTTTTATTGCCTGCAAGTTTTTCTACCTTGGTGTGTTTGATTGTGATGCTGTCACCAAGATTTGGTTTCTTGTCGGCGAGCAGTCGCAGCAGTTGTGATTGCGATGCCAGGACATCGTATTTGACACCTTCAACGTCGATCGACAGCGATGGGTATTTGTTGCCGTCGGGCATTGTTGCCACTCTGATCGCAGTTAATACACCGCTGATCTGATCACCTTCGTTTTCAGGTTTCCATTTGTTGTAGTCACCTATCGGTTTTTCGAATTCTTGCCAGTTGATTTCCATGTTTAGTGTTTCCTGTTCTGTGTAGTGGTTATTGTTTAGCCTTACCGCTTGTTAGCAGTTCGGACATCTGTATGATCTGTTCGATTGTGCATTTACCCAATGTCGCACCAAGTGTATCATCACGTTGAATCGACGTTTGTGATAGCACTTTGTCGATCAGTTCGGTTGTGCCGTCGACTGGTTCTAATGCGTCTAATATGAATTCGACGATCAGTGCACGTCGCACCGATGGTTTGCCACTGAGTGAGATTGTTCGTTTCGCTGCTGATGCTTGTTTTGCCAGTTCACGTGCTGTGTCTTTGATCGCTTTGCTGTTTTTATTCAGCCGTAAGCGTAGAAGTTCAACGTGGCTTTCAGATACCAGCAGTTCGTCGACGGTTTGCGATTCGTCGACAGCGGGTTGTGCTGGTGGCTTGGCTGTTGGTGGTCGTTTCGGTGGTGTTGCCAGGTGCATGAATTGCACGCTGTGTGTCGCTTCGATTTGGATCAACATACGTTCGATGTCGTTTAGTTGTTGCATCGTGTGCACGTGGTCTGTTTTGAATGTTGGCATGGCTGGCGACCAGGTGCGCAACAGTTCAGCCAACGCGTCAGGGTAGTTGGTTTTGATGTATTCGATCCGTTTGCGCAGGTTGTCTTTTTTATCGACCACTGCTGCAGGGTCTAGAACTGGTGCTGAAAGTTTACCCAGTAAAAGCGGTTTGGTCGGTAGGTTGTGAACTGCTCGAACAGCGCAAAAATACTGCCAGCCTTTGTCGATGTCACATTCGATAACTTCGTAGTCGCCGTCTTTAGCGAACCTGACTGCGACACCGCGTGTGATTTTCGGCATCGGGCGTGCAACACCGTCGTCGCCGATGTATTCTTCGCCGTTTGCGTAGGCTGACAGTTGTGCTGCGACATCAGGGTAGATCGCTTTGCTGGTTTTATAATCTAAGATCACCAGTTCGTCGCCGTATTGTGGCAGTTTGCACACCATGTCGAACGACCCTGCGTATTTGATTGTCGAGTTAAACACGGTGGCTTCAACCAGCACTGGTGTCGGCTGGTGTTGTGCAAAAAACGCACGCAGTGCTTCAACGTAGCCATTGATCTCGTCAGCCCATGTTGGCAGCACCCCTGTGCGTGCAAATGTTTCGGCTACGGCGTGCACATCTGTGCCACGTGTCGCTGCACGGTCTAATGATCGTAGCGGTTCACGTTTCAACAGGTCGACTGCTGCTTGGTCGTCTAGTTCGAGCCAGGTGTTTTTCATTTTGACTGCGTATTTGGCGACTTCGCCTGCAGCCCAATGTTTTAGGGCGTCGCCTTTGCCGACGACGTTGAGAACGGTTGTGACAGACGGGTATTGTGCACCTGTGATCGGGTGTGTATACAGTCTGCCTTGATATGTGGTTGTTGCTAGTTTTGGTGATGTCATGTTGGTATCCTATCGGATAGGTGTTGCACAATGGTGAACGTTTCCGTTGTTTTCCTTTGTCGGGGGGTTATGAAAGCCAAGTTGTGTGGCTTTGACGCAAGGGAAAGCAACGGAAACGTCAAGGAAAGCCCGTCGAGCGGGGTGGCAGAAACGGGCGCGGTAGTAAGAAGGGAAACCACCGCGCCCGCCGCCGCAATCGAGCCGAAAGGACATAACGACTGATGCGACATCTAGCGACCCGACGACCCGAAACCTAGATCGCCGCGTGAACTCGCTGTCAAATCTGAGTTGCACCATTGTATCATAGGGGCGATCAACGGCATTGGCAACAGTTGAGCGATACGTTCATTTGGCATGATGGTCTGCTGTTTATCGCCGTAGTTTTTGCACACTGCGAACAGTTCACCGCGAAAACCAGCGTCGATCACCGACAACGGTATCAGCAGATCACGTTTGCTGAACGACGACGACCTGCCTACAATCAGCGAATAGTAACCTTCAGGCAGTTCAACGTGCACACCTGTCGGCACTGACACACGTTGACCTGGTTCGATAATGAACGGCTCAGTGCCGTTGTAAGCCAAGTCGAACCCAGCGTCACCTTCGTGTGCTTGTGTCAACTGGTTGCCTTCACCTGTCCAGCGTGCAACCAACGGTGCACGTGGTTTCGGTTTGTTGTTGTTCGCGTTGATCACCGCCTGGTTCACTGCTGCATCGATCTGGTCGACGGTGAACACTTGCACGTTGTCGAGTGACGCCCAATAAGATTCCATTAACGAGTTGTCACCGAAATCACGATCACCGATAATCACAACAGGCATATGGTGCTCTAATGCGATACCGATCTCAGCGGGCACACCACGTGTCCACGTTTTGCTAGGTAAGTAGCACAGCACGCTGTCACTGTCTCGCAGCACCTGTTCATTGTGTTTTTGCACACGTGTGTCGAATGGCTTGTTGACACGCCAGGCGTGCGACGGGTCGAAACACGTCACACCGTCGTGCAGTTGCAGTGCGTTGTTGATCGACGTGGTGATGTAACTCAACGAGTCACATGCTTGATCTATCGGATGTGCGTAATATACTAGTGCCATTGTTGTTTCACTGCTTTCACTGTTGGTTGTGGTCTGACTGTTGTTTCGTCGATGATCGTGTTGTCGATGTCGCAGTAGATCACCAGTTCGACGGTGTTGTTGATGTTGGCGCGACGTTGTGCGGTTTCGATACCTTTAAGGTAGAGTGCACGTGTGTGGCAGTAGTTAACTGCGTCGATACCTGTGTTCATTGTGGCATCACTCCTGCTCGACCTGCTAACACCATTTTGCTGTAGATGTTCAAATCGTGCCAGGTGTCGTCTGACGCTGTTTTGCCTTGTTCGGCTGCGGTGATCACACGTTGTATCTTACCTAATGCGTAGAACATGATACCAAGTTCATACATTTGTGCATTGGTGATCTCTAACCCGTATGATCCACGTTCGTAGATCAATTCGTCGATGTCAACACCGCGCACTTTCATCATCTGACGCCCGATCTCATGTAGATCACCTGTGCCGTATTCGGCTAGTTTGTCCATCATGTCGTCGATTTCGGTGGTTGCCTGTGCGATCCACCATTTTCGCAGTTTGTTTTTGGCTCTCGTGTTTAGCATGTCAGTTACCTTTCCAGTTGTTGATTTGATATTCGAGCATTTCGTGGTCGATGATCGCAGTCGCTTGTCCTGTGCCATACATCGCAAACGGTGAACCGATATCGGCAGCACGTCGTCTGATCTCGTGTGTTTGGTCGAAGTTCAGTGCGCTGTAAAGCCGATTGTATTGTGTCTCTTTGTGCAGTTGCGGTGCGAGATAATCGGTGAACATCAAGCATGGGTGCATGTGGTCGTTTGCACCGCCGTTCGCCACAATCGCTTGTGCTGCTAGTTTCGCATCCCATTCACCGATACGGCGTATTTTTTTGGTGACGGTGGTGCGTTCAGGTTGTATGTAGCCGTCGGTGCGTGCAGACAACTGTTCCCATGTCAGTTCGTTGAACAGCGCACCGCTGTTGCCAGCGACACGTATCGGGTAGGTGCGATACACGATCCAGGTGTGTATGTCTCGTGGGCGTGACGGGTCGAGCGGTATGAAACCGATCTGTGCCAGCAGATCGACGTTACGACAATCACCGCTGGTCGACTGCGGGTAGAACCCTGTGTGCATACCCAGCCCGTAGCCCTGTGTGCCTTCAACGATGATGTTGCTAGGTGTCGCACGGTAGTGCTCTGATGCGATGAACCGTGCGGTGTTTAAACACCACTTAGATACGTCGCTGTTGTTGATCGCTGTGGTGGCTTTGCGCATGATACGGTCTGCTCGCGCAGCACCGATACCTTTGGCGGTTGAGCCTACACGGGCGTTCAGGTCGCTACCTGTCTCCAGGTCGACATGTTGCTGCTCGACGATGGTGGCTGATGGGTCGATGTAGAGCCGACTGCTGACATCAAACCCTGCGTCGTCTAATGCGTCGATTTCGCTAAGTAGCACATCAACTGAGATTTCGCTACCTTGTGCGATCACCAGTTTGGCTTCACGGTCAACCACTGCCGCAGCAGGGATTTGTCGCAATGCCCACACTACGCCGTTGTCGTCGACGGCTGAATGTCCAGCGTTGCTACCGCCGACACGCACCAGCACTGTCCTGGCTTCACGGTTGCGGTATTGGTGTGCGAGTTGCGCGGCGACATGTCCTTTCGCTTCGCTACCAAATTGCCCGCCTACTATACAGTGGATTGTCATTGTTTTGCCTTTCGTTGTGGTTTATATGTCATTGTATTGCTTTTTCGAAGTTACGTTCTTCAGCGTAGTTGCGTATCTCGTATTTGTATTGGTCGATACGTTTGAAGTAGTGCGGGTTGTCGGTGATGAAACGGCGTGCCATCGCAGGTGTGCAGTTGCCCACTTCGCTCAAACTGCGTGTCGTGACCACGATATACGGATTGCTGTCGCACCAGGTGCGCATTGCGCTGCTTTTGTCGTTAGCAGTTGGTGCTGGTTTCTCGATGTTGGCAGCATCGGCGTAGATCTGTCGCATGTCGGTTTTGTCGATCAGTGCACGTTCACGAATTGTGACGTTGCACACCGCTTGTTTCAGCCCGTAGTTGGTTGCCCACCATCGCATTTTGGCTGTGGCTTCTGCTTGTGTGTCGGCTCGACGGTCTGACCAGTCAAGTTGTGATAGATCATTCATTGTTGTTACCGTAGTAGACGCTTGATGCGCTGATCTTCATCGGTTCATATACCACGCCCTGTTTCTTTAGCGCGTTGTAAGTGGCTCGTGCGCTGATGATGATCGCACCCATTTCGGAGAAATCCATACCACCACCACCACCGTCACGGTAGTAATTCGCATCAGATACCAATTCTAGTGCTTGTTCTTCTGTCAATGCAACAAAAAAATGCGATTTGGTTTCTTTTACTAAGATATCTTTGATTGAGATTAACTCACCGTATTCTGCATCGTCGACTGGCGCGGCTCGCAGCAGTTCACGATAATCGTGATCTTCTATAAAGCGTTTTGGTAATTTGTAAATTGTCGTGTTCATTGTTGGTTGTCCTTTTGTTGAGTTGTCCATACCTAAGATCTTACCACACCTGATATATGTTTGTCAAGTCGGTTTTCAAACCGCGTCGCGACGGCATTTCCAGGCGACGGTCAGCAGCAACCGTCAAACACCAGCCGATCACCCTATCTGCACCGCTACGGTCAACATCATCGCAATCAACCGCATACTGGTAAAGGTCGATCAACTCAGCATCGCTGTATTTGGCGAGCATGCCGACCAGTTGATCGACCAGTGTTGTTTGCAGTGTCATTGCGCCACCACACCAGTAGCATTCTCATCAGCGTATTGTTCGAGCAAACCGCCGATCGCACTGATCTCTGCATAGATCTCTTGTGCAGTTGACCAGTTGCCGCTAGCGATGGCTTGTTCAGCCGATCGCAGCGACTCCCTGATGTAACGATGGTCTTTCCTGAATGAGTTCAACGTGCGTGCATTTTTAGTGCTCATTATGCCACCACCTTTTTGAACCACTTGCAGTAGCCGTGATCACCTTGATCTTGACGCTTGGTTGATTCGACAGTGCGAATGATGCACTTCACTCGAACTGGTGTTACTTCAATCACGTAACCTGCGCGTTGCTTGCCGAATCCACGCACTTGCACCAGATCGCCGATTTTGGTGTCTGCATTCGGTAGTGGCAACGCTATGACGTCAGTGGCTGACATGAATGCTGTCGACATTGTGATGTCTTTCAGTTCAGCCAGTGTTGCCACTTCTGTCTGGTGAGCGATGATGTTCTTTTTCCACTTGCGCATTGCTGTCGTGGCTTTTGCCTGTGTGTCGAACTTATACCAGTCGCTTGTCATCACAGTGTCGGTTGAAGTGTCGAGCACAACCCATCGCAGATCTGTTGTGTATTCGCAGCCGATTGCACGCCAGTCGTTGTCTGCGCCGTAGATGTGACTGTGTTCGACGATCATGCGACGCAAGATCACTGTCAACGTGTCAACATTGCCACTAAGGTGATGTGCTCGTTTGCTGACGACGCTGTCGTAGAATGCTTTTGCTGCGATTTTTTCAGGCATCGCATAATTGCCTTTATCATCGTAATAATAGTCACCCCATGTGAATGTGGTGGTGATTGATGTTGCTGTCGTGTCCATTGTTCGGTGTCCTTTGGTTGTGGTGGTTGTTAACTTCATAAATTAATCTTACCACACCAGTCTACTGTCTGTCAAGTATTCACAACAACCTGCCTCTCGACCCCGTCACGACGGGCTTCGAGCCAGCACCCTATTTCTTGGCGGGTTTGACCTTCGAATCGACAACATGCCACTCGATATGCCTGTCGACTTTGCCATCAACACCATCGACTTTACGACCTAAAGACCGCAACATATCCATCACTAAAGCATGGTCAACTGAGTTCTCATGGCGTGCACGTTGAAGCAAAGCCACAATGATCGACGCAACAGCAGCGACAATCGCAGCAGTGATCACTGTGGAAACAGCGATTTGAAAGCACTGTCAACCGCACCTGGATTGTCAGCCATCTGCGGCGATAACTCGACATGTATCCAGTCACCATGTGGCGCACCTGACACAGTTGGTTTCGTATATTTAGACCAGGCTTGGCGATCGCAACGCCAGGCACGACCATGTGGCTCAGGGAAATAGTCGATAATCATCTCAATACCTAACAGTTCTGCGTTCTTGACTAACAGATTGCACCACTCGACTGCGTGTTTGCGCCCGTTTTCTTTACCTTTGCTGCCCATTTTCCTGTAAGACAAATCGCAGGCACGACCAGTGGCATGCACTGACAACGTGGTTTTACCACGCATGTTGCGCACCACATGGTCGCCGTTGTTCCAAAGCGCATGGTCAGATAGCAATAACACTCTGTCGATGAACGCTTTCATACCAGCGCGAACACGTTTGGCTTCGCCGTCTGTGCTACCTGTGTATGGGCGTGTCATCTTGCCTGGCGTTTTTTCGCAACAGGTTTGCCGTTGCCACCGAACGCATCAGATATTTCTTGTGCGGTTAAACTGCCGTCGACTGACGCTTTGGCTAGTTTCTCTGCAACCTGTGCAACAGCGGTGAAACCAGCCAATGCTGCTGCTTTCCAAACAGGGATACCGCCGACGATAGCCGAACCTGTGACGATAGCCAATGCGTTAGCCATAAACAGTGAGAGCAATCTTTGTGCGATGTCTTGTGCTTTTTTCATTTGTCATCTCCGTTCGACATTAAACTGAACACTAAGTGTATCACGGTGGCGACACTCGTAACTATCAACGCCATGCGCAATGTCGCACCGCTCAATGTGATCAACACCAACGCAGTGCCAGCCCACACCCAAGTGTTATCGATCAGGTATTGTTTCATCGTCTCCTACGTGTAGGCACAGGTGTTGCTATGATTGCCATGCTAGCAGACACCGCCACTATCGTGCGTCGCACAGATACGGTTACACTCGACCCGACAGGCACATATTGTTCAGCGTAGCCACCGAAAATGTCGATTTTAGATTCGAACGCGTTACGCACCACTGTCGGTGCGTCTTGCACAGCGTCGATCAACACTTCTAATACCACCGCAGTCAGATCTTCAATCGTGATCTGTTCAAACAGTTGTTCTGCTTGTTGTTCATCGACCACTGCTAACACCGCTGTGTCAGTTACCAGTTGTGTCGCCTGTTCATTGGTAAGGTCGTATTGTAGCAGTTGTGTGACGATCTCAGCGACCACTTCGCCTGGTGTGTTGTCGTTGATCTGGTCGACAAATGCATCAAATTGCTGATCGTCGATCGGTTCTACTGGCGTATCACTGTCAAGCAGTGTAGAATCGGTGTATGTTGTGGTTGTTACTGTCGGCTCTGTTTGTACTGTTGTCGACTCTGTTGGTTGTGTTGTTGGCGTTTCTGTTTCGACCTGGTCATCATCTGAAAGAGTAGTGCCAATTGTTTCCGCTGTCGATTGTTCTGTGGTGGCTGGCTGACTGGTCGTGGTCGCTGTGGTTTCTGATGTGGTTTTTGTGGTTGTTGTTTCGATCGTTGTTGAAGTCGTAGTGGTCGGCTCTACAATTGGTGCAGGTTCGGTTGTTGTTGTTTGTGGTGGGGTGTATGGTTGAGCGGTTGTGGTCGTTGCTGGAATTGTTGTGGTGGTCGTTGTCGTTGTTGTCGTCGTTTGGCTGGTTGTTGGTGCAAGAGTTGTCGAAGTGGTTGTGGTCGTTTCTATGGGAAGGGTTGTCGTAGATGAACTGGTTGTCGTTACAGTTGTCGTGGTGGTCGTAGATGATGTCGTGGTTGAAGTTGTTGTTGTTGTCTCTGGCAGTGTGCTTGTGGTTGTCGTAATCGTGGTTGTTGTTGTGGTGGTTGGGTTACTACTAGAAGTAAACGCTTCATCAGGCACAATCGCCCAACCTTCATTGTTAATGTTCCAGGCGAGCATGATGCACGTGCTACCACCGTTCTCATACATCCACAGTTCGAGTGGCACACTGCCAGCGTCGAGTGCGAGTGCATCTGACATAGTCCACGAGCAACCCTGATCCCACCAGCCACCAAATGTGTTGTCACCAATCGTTATCTCACCGCCATCATCATGCGCCAGCATGAACTCGATCGTGTCATGTTCAGGGATCGAGATATAGCCGACCATGTGAACCATAAACAGATCGCCTGTGCAGTTGTTGTATGGCTCGCCGTCGTAACTGCGGTTGATGTTGTTCTCTGTCTCTGATCCGCAGACAGGATATTCGGATGTTGACTGAACTGGTGGTATTGCGTCGACGGTGTAGTAGGTTGTTGCTAAACCTGGTGTCGGTTCAGCGTTAGCAGTTTGTGGGAAAACTGCGAACAGGATTGCTGGTAGCGGTATCAGCCACCTAGTTAAATTGCGACCCACATTTACGGCTCGTTAATTTCTTCAACTACAGGTGCGATGAACTCGTCAAGTTCGGCATCATAGGTGTATCCGATACCTGCGTATCTGCCACGAATGTTCCCGTTGTATGAAGTGCGTTTGCACAACAAACCTTGATGCCAAGGTTGGTTTTGATAAAACTGTTCCCACGCTTCAGACGAACCGCCCACTTCAACATCACCGTTTAGTTGTGTAACTGTTTCATCTACGCCGACAATAACTTTGACTACTTTGTTGCCGTATCCGATGAATGCGTAGTGTGCCATTATGCAAAACTCACAGTCCCTATGCCAGCAGTAATTGTTGCCCGTTTTAATCCACCGCTTGATGCGCTCTCTGTGCCAGTCAGACCTGCGCCGATTGTGATCGTGTAAGAATCTAAATACCGCAAAATAACAACACCGCTTCCGCCAACAAAACTTGTGCTAGCACCTGAGTCGCCACCTTTTGAAACATTTGCTGCTGACGAGCCACCACTATTCAAGCCACCACCACCAAGACCGCCAACACCGTATGTAACGGCTGAACCTGTGATGCTGTTTGATATCCCTATACCAGCAGCACCACCAACATTCACTGACGGCACGCCACCAACGCCACCAGCGCCACCACCACCGCCTGCTTCATTACTATTCGCATTGTTCCCCCCAGCGAATCCTTGCCCTGCTGTTCCTGCTCCGCCAAGTTTTGTCGGTGAGCCTGAATCGCCAGCCCCACCGCCTGAACCGCCACTCGTTCCATCTGCACGAGTGCCACCAATTCCCCCACCTTTTGAAGTAACAGTGTGAAAAATTGAATCAACCCCAATCGTAGAAAATGCACCGCCAGCACCAACTTGAACTAAATAAAAATCACCCTGATTGATACTCAAAGCAGACTCTGGTGAACCACCACCGCCAGTTGGCGACACACTTGACCGCACACCGCCAGCACCACCACCACCACATTGTTCTGCGGCAGTTCCTGGCGAACCACCGCCAGCACCAACAAGAAAATCTACGCTAATCAAAGTAGAAATCTGCTGACCGAAAGTTGATACCGCTTGCCCTACTCGTGTGCGCTGACCGTATCTAGACATCGCTAAACAGCAATTCTGTTTACGAAACCTGCAATCATCACAACATTGGCAGTAGCACAAAACGCACGAACAACAAGCGGTGTTGCGTTGCCTTTGATAACAAGACCAGCCGTAATCAAATACAAACCTGACTCAGCAGGAACAGTGAACTCAATCAGATCATCAGGCGATGAAACACCACCCCACTCAACAGTCAGTTTTCTTGCAGTCGTATCAGAGTTCACCGCATACAACCAAATCTCGTCAAAAGTTGTGGCAGTAGCCGAACCTGTGTGAAGTGTTGTGCCAGCGGTAGCAGTCGCAGCAACCTTAATCATTCGCCCGTCTGTGCTACCTGATAAAGCGATTTTGCTGAATGTTGCCATTGTGTTCCTTTGCTATCCGAAGACTTGTGTGCCTAAGACTATCTGATCACTGTCACCGCTTGCACCGAACTGGCCCCAAGATGCTCCGTCATAGTAATAAACAGAATTATCTGCATCTATGTATGCAAACATTCCTTCTGCCAGGGTTGCTTCACCTGCACCACCAAAGGCTGCATCTCTCGCTGCTGTAGTAGCGAATCGCATGATGCTTTGATCCATCAGATATGTGTTTACTTCGGCGGCTGTGAGAACACTGCCACTGGTAAAAAGTTTTGAGCCTGCGCCTGCCATGATGATCCTATGTTAGTCCATAAGTTGTGTCATCTAATTGTGATGTGTCTAGCAGGAATGGCAAGATGACCTGTGCCTGTCCTAGTCCGAATCTTATCCGATGATCTGTGGGTGTGATGTCGTGGGTGACGGACTCGATGAACACGGTGTCGGTGCGCGACAATGGCAGACCTTGCGTATAGGTCTTCGTGACCTCGACTACGTCACCCACATCTAATGCCAACACGGTCGCGAACAAGGCTGTCCCGCAAGCATTCATGCTCGTTGAGATCTGGTCGAATCGGATCTTTGGTTCTTTGTATTTGTCAAGAATGTTCTGGGCCAACGCCGAACCAGCAGCCAAAGTATTCAACGGCACATTCGAGAACGACAACGTCTGCACACCGAACTTCGTTTGGCTTGTCGCATCAGATGCGACCTGTGCTGCGGTGCCACCATCAACATCTATCTGCACACGGTTGAACAAAGTTTCTTGACCATACGCGACACCGATGTCAAGCAACGGAATCTGGTTGACTGCTGTGCCACCGAACCCTGCGATAGCGGTAGAGAACGTGAAGTCCACACGCTGATCAAACACAATTTCGTTCTTGCGGTTCGCGAAGAGCCTGCCATCCTCAGCGATCGCAACAGCCTGCAACGCTGACAAAGTGTTCGCGTTTGCGGCATAGGCGACGGTGCCACATGTTGCGAGTCCTGTCTCGATGCTTCGTAGTGCGGTCGAGTAGTTGACTTCTGGTCGGTTCAAGATTGTGGACACACGCGCAGACGTAAGTTCTGATGACGGGTCAAACGCGGCGAGACTTGTGCGACTCAACTCGTACAGTCCATCGGCTGCTGTGATAGACGCAAACGACAGGTCAGGCATTTGGTAGGTGATGTCTAGGTCGGTGATTGCTCCGACGAACAGCTCGGCTGTGCCGGCAAGAACTTTGATGGCGCGTCTTGGTGCCAGATCAAAGTTGCCTTCGTAATAGGTTGATGCGGTGTTCGCTGGGTCAAACAGTCTGCCTGATGCGCGGTCGTCGGCAACGATGCGACAGGTACCGACAGAGAACTGGTCGGTCTGGGAGTTACGGCCACGCTGCACCGCAACCGACAACACATACTCGGTTGCATCCACGAAGTCTGTCGAGCCGTCAAGCGTGTCGACACCGTCAAGAAGTGATGTGTCAAGTATAAATGCGTCAGCGACCGCACCAACATCCAACAGAACCGAATAGGGTTGACCCCACTTCAAAGTCTTCGGCATTACCTCGCTCCAACAAAACTACCAACCGAGTTAGGATCAATCTTTGCCAAGTTCTTCAACAACTCCGCAATCTGACGCGCAGCCTCAACACCGTTCGTCCCGATACCCGTATTGATCACAATGTTCGTATCCGCACCACCACGAATATCTGTTGATGTCGGTGTTGGTGTTACCACACTAGGCAAGGTCGGAATTACTGCTCCAGGTACCAGCGCAGCAGCGTCAGCGACCTTCTTGATCGCTTCGGCTAGTGCTTCGAATGCTTCAGTCTCACGTTCCGTTGCTTCGGTGACACGCTCCGACGCATCAGCCTGCGCCTGCTTTGCATCGTTCACCAACTTCAAGAACTCGTTATAGGTATCGGATCCGTCAATGGCACCAGACACCGCTTCGTTCAACTTGAGTTGCGCATCCTTCAAACCATTCGTTGCTTCAAACTCTGTGTCCGAAGCATCAGCCACAGCCAACTTCGCTTGGGCAAGATCAATCTCAGCCTGTCGAATTACTTGCGGGCTGGACAGAGGATCGGCACGAAGTTCAGCAAGTTTCTTCTCGGCATCCGTAACCGCAAACACAGCCTCCTCAACCGCAAACCCAGCGTTCGCCACACTACGTTGAGCCTTTGACAACTCGCGTTGCGCAGCCTTCGCCTGTTCAGAATCTGCACCGTACCCAGCGACCGCTTGATTGAAGTTCTCTTGCGCGGTCAACAGATCCGAGTCAGCCTTGACAAGACCGGCTCTCGCTTCTTTGTTTGCCTTCTGAGCGTTCGTCAAAGACTTCTGCGCAGATGTCGAAGACTTCAACGCTGACGTGTACTTCTCAAGATTCGCCTTCGTATCATCCACCGTCTTGGCCACACCACCAGCACCCTTCTTGACGCCGTCCAAAGAACCAGCAAACAGATCGGCTGCTTCTTTTGCTTTCGGTAGAACCTTCTGACCAATGCTGTCAGTCTGGTCAACGAACTTTGAAAGAGTGTTGCCGGACAGATTCAATGCGGCTCGAGCGTTCAAGACCGAGTTACGGAACCCATCAAAAGTTCTGCTGACCTGATCAGTTCGGTTGATAAGTTTTTGTTCAATGGTGATGATTCCATCGCCACCTGTAAGAGCGTCAACGAATGCTCGAACGATGTCAACACCTGCGGCTAATGGTCCGATGAGATCAACGAAGCTCTTTTGAAGTTCGTAGAAGCCGAGGATGATTGATTCAATTCTGTTGAGAACAGAGAAGGTCATGTCTCCGAATGCGGCACCAAAGTATGCGACGGCACCCGATAGCCCTTTTTCTTTGAAGCCGTCAACCGCAGCCTTCAAGGCTGGCAACAGATTGTTTGTTAAGAATGCAACGAACTTCTCAGCGGTAGGCAGAAGTGCGAAGCCGATCTCCTCAACCACTTCACCAAGACCTGTCTTAAGAATCTTTACTCGGCCAGAGAATGTGTCGGCTGCGGTTGCGGCTGCACCACCGAACTGATCTTGCAAAGTTTTGAGGATTGCACCGAAGTCTTTTGACTTCTTTGCACCTTCATCCAACGGAATGCCGAGTCGAGTAAGGGCACCGATCTGACCCGTCGCAGCACGACCCAATCCTAAAGTGACGGCTTCCAAATCGCGCCCAGTTGCCGCGCTGATGTCAAGCGCAAGCGTGAACAGTGATTGCGCTTTCTCCACATCGTTTGTTGCGCGAACAAGATTGCCGAACGCTGGTCGAAGTTCATCGTCGGCAATACCAGTTGCCAACATCGCCTTCTCAATAAACAACTCTGTCGCCGACACTTGTGCCAAGGTCGCGTCAGCCGACTTGATTAACTGGTCGGCGAGAAGTTTCTGTGACTTCTCATCGGCTGCTGCTGCTGCGACCGCAGCTGCTGCTGCACCAGCCACCGCAGTCAATCCACCGATTGCAATGAACGCACCCTTCTTCACGAAGTCGAATGCGCCACCTAAGGCCGCACCAATCTTGCCGACCTTCTCTAAAGACTCTTGACCTTCACGCGCAAGTTTCTTGAACGCCGCAACAGCACCATCGGAATTGCCGAGAAGTTTGAATAAGAATGTGCGTTCACCTGCCATGGTGAAGCAATTCTACTCAGTTAGCAGCCATCCGTTTGCGAAGCTCTGCCCACTCGCGTTGCATGTCTTTATGAATCTCTGACTGTGTCATGCCGTCATATTGCGACATATCAATCGGCGCATCCCACCACTTCGGATCAAGAACGCATCGCATCGGATTACCGCGACGCGGTTGACGAGTTGAGCGAATGTTCGGTGTGTAGAATCGGCGTGTCGGTGCAGCGATGTCTGTGATGGTTGGATCAAGGAACCGCCAACCTGAATGATGTGTGCGGAACTGCTGACCTGCTTCGTGCTGTGGCAGATAGAAGATACGGGCAGGGTCTTTGGTTGCTGGGTCGCCTTTGAGACGAAGACGCTCATGTGTCTCGTACCAGACTTCTTCCCAGTTCTGTACCGGCACAGCCTGCTCAAACGGGATGACAACGTGCCAGTGTGGATTGTCTTCACGATGCGACCAGGTCGTGTACGCGAAGTGTATATACGATCCGATATCTGCTTGTTCAAATGCTTCGCCGTCAAGGTCGGCGACCAACGCCCAGATGTGCGACACGTTCGCGTTGCCACGGGTTGTGTGTTCACGGTAGGTGACTGGTGAATATAACTTGCCGTCAGACTTCTGTTCACGTTCTTGATGGTTGCCGAGGATTGTGGCGAACTCCATCCAAGATGATGCAATGGTCTTTGGGTAGACGGACTTGACAGACGGGAACCCGACGACTTCAAACATTGTGCAGAACCTCCGACTATCAGGATAGCGAACCCTCAGCGGATTGCAAGTATCAAAGACCTAGTTCTTTGACCACACGGTCTATGCCATCTAGGTATTCTTTGGCGATCTCGTTCTTGCGTTTGCGGACGGTAGGCCAAAAGAAGTATCCAGACTGACCGCGATGACGCAAGAACTGCTTGGTCTTTGGTGTGGCACCTCCACCGAACTCGGCACCGAAGAACACATCTCGGCGAGTCACTTTAGTTTTGCGTCTGCTGTTTGGACGCGACTTAGATACGAACGATTCATTGCCACGCAACTTGATTGTTGGGATGCGGTCATTAGACGCTCTCAATCCTTTGGCAACCTGTATCGCCTGCCTTGCTCGACTGACCGTACCTGCGGTGACTCTGACTTCCGTTGACAGATCTTTGGCAATTGTGTAAGCGACTTTGCGCAGCTCTTTGCTGAACTCGTAACTGGCTCGATCAAACTTGCGCAGAGTTTCGTACAGGTCTTTGATGATGACTGTGTTGGCGAGGACTGCTGCTTGACCGGCACTGCCGATTGTCGCACCTGTATCACTCGGCAGACTTGGGAACGCTGAGAACTTATTACCTGTAAAAGCCATCATTAAATCCTTTGATTCGGGTTCATCTTGACACTCTTCCAGCGCAGATAGCCGAGCATCGTGTACAGCATTCTAGGTGATTCTTGCAGAAGTAAAGATGGAGCGATGTGAGTCTCACACGCTAGGTATGCGATCAGCCAGTGGGCTGAGGATTCTCCAAAGGGTTGATCACCGCAGAATCGGTTCCAACCTCCACACTCTCGACTGTCTCAATCCATTCTTCAAACTTCATTGCGGTCTTCTTCGTGCGCTTCGTTGCATGCCACGCCAACCAGGCGAGGTCGGTGAGGCGTAGTTCTGTTTGGAAGTTTGCGACCGAACGATTCTTCTCACCTTCAAAGGCGATGAAGTCTGCGAACTGCGCAGTCACTTTACTGACTACGCCGTCCAGCTCGGTCACTTCTAGATTGATTTTCATTCTTGCCTCCTGATTGTTTTATTAAGAACTATGCAACTGCTTTTGTGATCGTTCCGCTGATTGGCCAAGTGACATCGGCTGTGTTCAATTCACCGACAGCACCGTTGACTGGGCTGAACTCTGTGCAAAGTACAGAGAAGGTGTAGTGAGGTGAAGCGGTTCCTGCTGCTGCTGTGCCTGCTGGTTTCACAACCATCGTGACAGCGGTCGATCCGATCAATGGCATGATGAGTCCGTCAATGGCGTTGTAGTCGTTGTGCAACGAGAGTGTCACCGAGTTGTCAATCAATCCTGAGACGCGAGTTACTGCACCACCTGAACCGAAGTTTGTTGTTGGTACTTCGGCAGCCGAAGTTGACAGAGTTACTGCTGCAACGCTTGATGTGATATCGGTGCCGTTCAGAACTACGTTTGAGTTTGTGAGAACTAACTTTGCCATGATTATTTATCTCCTGCCTTGTCGGCTTT